CTGACCTGAGGGACGCTGACCTGAGTGGCGCTGACCTGAGGGACGCTGACCTGAGTGGCGCTGCTATCTATTACTCGGACGGTAATTTTGACGTCAATTATCGTAGAGGTTATTTCTTGAGTCTCACGAACCTTGAAGAAATTGAAACGGAGATGCATCACGATGTTAAAAGCTGTCGTCGATGGTCGTTTACTTGGAAAAACGTTTTGAGAATCAAGAGCTGGAAGCTGAAGCCTGCCGCTGGATCTTTTGAAGCGATAGCTAAAAATGCTAGCGCCGCGTCAAAGGCAATTGCTGATGGCGTGAAATCTCAGAGTAATGACGAGAAATGCGCGCAGTCTGAAACACCAGAGGCTAAAGTTGGCGACAGGGTTGCGTTCAGACACGGCGACGAACCAGCAGAAGCGTTGTGCGGCGATGTGATTGCGATAAAAGGAAGCGAAGCGGTGGTTGAAGTGAAGCAGCTGTTGGGATGTCAAGCATTCATCCTGCCGTTTGACAAGCTGATCGTTATTCCGCCAAAAGCACAAGAGCAACCGGACGATTGAGAGGTTTATGACTGAAGTGGAACGCTTGACTGCTTGATAAAACAGTCAAAGCATTTTATAGCTAGGCGCTGGTGAGATTGAGCGGTTGGGAGGCCGCGATTGCCAGCGCCTAATCTGTATATTTCAGAGGTAGAGGGGGATAACAAACATGGTCAAATGGCTAAAAATCGACAAACAAGACAAGACAAGGCGACGCCGTCAGGAGATCGGGCAGGTCGCCATTTATTATATTTCAAAACAGGCAATTATTATTGGTGACGAGCGAAAATGCAAGCCGTTGTCGCACTACATTCTCTTGCAGTCTTGGCAAGACCGAAACAAGAAACCATACCAAAATATGCTGCGCAAGCTGAGGAACACGAAAGATTTGACTTTCATGCAGGCACAGCTCATCGCAAATAGTTACGGCGTGCACATCTCGGCCGTTTCCGAGCAGTCAATACCAAAAGAACTACGCGTCAATCTCTAGAATTATAATCATGAAAGATGACTTCAAATCATGTCCTAAATGCGGCCGAAAGTATAAGCGACAAGACAACTACGATATCCACGTAGCTGGTTGTAATCGTACGTCACCATCAACTCATGGCGGGGCGAGAAAAGGCAGCGGCGGAGTCAAGGGTAAAAAAACTCAAAAAGTGCTAGATCGGATGAAAGAGAAGCAGCGAATTTTAGACCGAATCACCAGAAACGCTGACAAGCTTTACGAGGCACAATTCCGACTGGCGACGGGTGTGCAGCTGTTGTTCGTGATAAAGACCGACCGAAAAGGCAATCGACTGCCAGCAGAGCAAGTCACTAACCCCGAAACAATTGCGGCATTTCTCGACGGCGATCTTGATGGCGTGGACGACGAATACTATTTCATTGCTACACAGAAACCTGACAACAAGGCGATCAAGGATATGCTAGATCGAGCGTTTGGCAAGCCGGTTGACCACGTCGACCTGGACGTCAGCGTTCGCGAGAAGCAGCCGCCAAAGATCGTCTCAACCATCAAGCCGCGTAAAACGAAAGGCGAGTAGTTCATGTCGCTAGAATTGAAGCCAAAGCAGCAGAGTGTTGTCGATATTATTAACGATTGCCCTGAGGTTGATACTATTTACCTGATCGGTGCCGTTGGCACGGGCAAGACAGATATTGCGGCCAGTATCGGCATAGATATTTGCGACACCTTCGAGAAGACGTATTGGACAGTGTTTCGTAAAAATATTAGCACGGCGAAGCGGTCGGTTATTCCGTCATACCTGACTATGCTCGACCGTAAGAATTTCAAAGAGGGCGAGGACTACACGTACAACGGCCAAGATTATGAGATTAAGTTCCCAAACGGCTCAAAGATTGGCTTTGTGGAGGCGGACGAGACGAAAGACAGGAACGGTCAGAAGATTAAAGGTATCAACGCCAGTGCTAGCCATATCGATGAAGCCGACGAACTGTCGCTGACGATGTTTACTACAGCTAGGTCTCGTAAAGGCCGCCGCAATACCAACGGGCAGCCGAGCATCGCTATCATCACCCTCAACCCGAATGATGTTGAACACATCAAAGAGGTGTATATGCGTTGGAAGTATGGCGGAAATGGCAAGTATGAGCCGCTACCGCCAAATATTCGTGTAGTCGAGTTTGATTTGTCGGATTCATGGCAGATGCAATCAGATATTGATGCTATGATGACCAACCCGACGTGGTGGGTTGAACGGTACCTAAAAAACAACTGGGAGTACCAAGACGAGAGCAAGACGATATTCCGCTCGAGCATCTTTGCCAAGGCGATTGTCAAAAGTTATGAACCAGGCCGCAAGACGACTGGATACGATGTGGCGCGGGATGGCGTTGATCGCAGTGTTGCGGTTGACTGGGAAAACTTTGTGCTAATTGACGGCACTATCACCAAAGACTCAAACGAGCAGATAGAGACTGGTAAACAAGCCGAGTGGCTGATTGAGCATTCAGATAACTTCGCTATTGGCTACGAGAATATTGCAGTCGACGGTGTGGGTGTTGGCGTTGGCGTTATCGATGGCGGCAAAGACCGCGGTGCTGAGTTCGCGGTGTTTAAGTCTGGCTTTTCTCCCGACCCATTCCTAACATTTGATGACGAGCCAAAGAGCCGAGAGGACGCTGAGCGTTCACAGGAGTTGATGGCGTTTAACAATTTACGATCACAGGTGGCGTACATGCTAGCAATGGGGCTGGATAGCGGCAAGGTGAAAATACTCGATAGTTTCCCATTCCTCAATGAGTTTATTAAAGAGGCGCAGATGCACCACCACGAATATAAAGATAAGGTATTTGTGCTGGAATCCAAGGAATCAATCAAAAAGCGGCTCGGCAAATCTCCTGACATATTCGACTCTGTATTGATGGGCTTTTGGCTACAATTGCGTCATGAAGTAGTGATGGAGTGGGCTGGGATTATGTAATCCGTATATTTACAGTTAGAGGACTATATGAAATTGAAAGACTTTTTGCGCAAATTAAAGTTTCAAAAACCAGACAGGGATACTGTCATTGAGGCGTGGATAGGGTTGTTGATGTTTATCGGCGTGCCATTTTGTATTTGGCTATATTACGGCGGCAAGGTCGCTACAGTTGTATTTGTCGGCGTGCAGCTGATATTTTGGTCGGTTTATCTATACAGGAGTAATAAGTAGATGGGAATTATCAAGACAGCTATGGGACTAAGGGGTGAGCGACGTGTGAGTGGCGTTGACCCCGCTTTTCAGAGATTATCAATGTTCGATCATTATCGAGCCAGCAGTTACGCGACGGCTTACCCTAACATTCGCACGATTGCCAATAAATACATGACGGTGCGGCCGTTCGCTATTGATGGCAATGGTAAGCAGGTGCCGCACGAAGTCATCAACGCCCTGTATCACCCGAACAAATCTGACAGCTCCGTAGCGTTTGCCGAGAAGATAGTTGTATCGACGTTATCGCTACGCAAGACATACATTTTGGTGTGGAGTAACTACGGCGGCATAGCAAATCCTGGCGGTGATTTTATGGGGCAGGGCGGCAGGAATATTGCCGGCTTTACGTTCCTGGAGTTTCCGCGAGTTGCACGAGTTGGTGGCAAGACAACATACACGGTTGGCACGCAAACATTTACTGAAGATGAGGTACTGGTGTTGCCTGGTGGCGTTGATCCAAACGACCTGTACGCTGGCTATTCGCCGTCTGAGGCCTCACGTCGCTGGGCGACGCTCGACGACTATATCGCCGATTTTCAAGCCGGCTTTTTCGAGAATGGAGCAGTGCCGGCCGGGCAATTCATTATTACCGCACCAACACGGCAATCATTCCAAGAAAGCGTGGCGATGCTACAGGACGCTCATCGCGGAGCTGGCAGCAATAACAACGTCACCTACACACACCGACCGGTTGATTCTAAGACCGGCAAGCCGTCGACCACAGCGGCCGTTGAGTGGGTGCCATTTTCACAGCCAAACAAAGATATTGACTTTGAGAACTTATTTAAGCAGGTGGATAGGCGAATTGATACGTCATTTGGTGTTTCGGCAATCATGAAAGGTATTGACGATACAGCTACGTACGCTAATGCACAGGTGTCAAAGCAGGTGTTTGCTGAGAATGTCGTTGATCCATTACTGTTACGCAACTACACGCAATTGACACACGAGCTAAACCGAATCACTGGCGGCATGGGCGTGGCCATTACCTACGAGTTCGCTATTCCTCAGGTTGTCGACGAGGTCAAAGTGCAGGCTGAAGCTGACGATATTCGTATCAATAGCATTCTGAAGCTGGAGGCGGCAGGCTATAGCACTGAGAGCATCATTGACGCGCTAAAGCTACCTAATAATTTCAAGCTATTGCGTAAGGGCAACTACAAACCGCCAGAAATTGAGAACGATAAGCCAGATGTTGACGAGGGCGATGAAGTGGCAGATGCACCTGATCGCCGTAAGGTTGGCAACATGGGGACTCGAGGAGAAGCGAACAGCACCAGCCCAAAAGCATCAGCCGACAAGCAGCCACAGACGCTCGATGACTTTGAGCAGCTGATTTATGACGCAACGACAGAGTTTATGCAGAAACAGGTCGACCGAGCCATCGCTGAATCTCGCCAGACGGCCGAAAACAGTACTGAAGAGGATGACGAGCAAAACGAATTTGCTGAGGCATTGCTGTTGATTATCGTGGCGTTGATGATTGTGCAAGGGGTGATTTATTTTGAGGACGGTAAGCAACTATTGATAGACAACGGCGTATCCACTACTGGATTAACTGGCTTTGTGGTGGCGGCATCGACGCAGGAAGCCTACCGAGGTTATCTGCTAAATGTGGCTCGCTCATACGCTGACGATACGGCCGCCTCAATCCGCCGAGTGCTTGACCATGCGGCATCGCACGGCTGGGCACAGTCTGAGCTAGAGGAGAAGCTGCGTGGCATTATGAAGACCGACGAATGGCGAGTGCAGCGAATGGCTCGCACCGAGATATCACGAGCCGACGCACTGTCAAGCGTTGAAGCCATGAAGCAGGTGCAAAACCAAACAGGAACGCTGATCGAAAAAGCTATGGAGAGCGAGACCGGCAAGCCGTGTGAGTTTTGCGCCACGCTAATCGATAAGTGGGTGGCGGTTGATGAGCCAATTTTGAATCTGAATGAAGCAATCATCGGCAGGGACGGCGGCATATTCATCAACAATTTTGCACAGAATGACGGCTACGACGTACACCCGAACGGGCATTGCCACCCGAAGTACCGCGTCGTCAAGGCGTATTTGAATGCTGAGCGGCGAATCATTGACGATGAGATGGCTGATTTGGATTTGCGGTGCGAGGAGTGCGGACGCTATCTGAACATTAAGGGTGTTACGCAGATGATTGCACAAGTACGTTGTAGCAATGCGAAATGTAAGCATGTCAATAACATCAAAATCGTAAATACCGCCTCGACAGACGACCAGGTGCGTTATGAGTTCGATAAATCGTAATCTGTAGTCTTAGAAATAAGACGAGAGCAAAACGCTCAAATTGGACGGGCAAGCAGGAGTCGAAAGCAAACTTTAACAAGGAAAAAAGCATGAAGTTCTGGAAGTGGAGCAATTCCGTTTCATCGAATAATCAAGAGCTTATACTTGACGGGCCTATCGCGAGCGATACCTGGTGGGGCGACGAAGTCACACCCGACCTATTTCGCGAAGAACTCAAGCAGCATGCGGGCGATTTGACAGTTGTCATTAACAGCCCCGGCGGCGACGTGTTCGCAGGCTTGGCTATCTATAACGCACTTGTGAATCATAACGGAAATGTCACTGTCAGGGTTGATGGTTTAGCGGCGTCGATTGCATCAGTAATTGCGATGGCAGGCGACAAGATTATCATGTCGCCAGGCTCAATGATCATGATTCACCGTCCGTCCGTTTATGCGGCTGGCACAGTGGATGACATGAAGAAAGCCAAGGATGTGCTGATGAAAATCGAGGAGGGCATCACGCCTATCTACGCCAAGCGAACAGGGCTGAGCGATGAAAAGATCGCTGAGCTGTTGGAAGCGGAAACGTGGATGCTTGCCGATAAGGCTGTCGAGCTCGGTTTTGCCGATGAGGCGTCTGAGGCACCAGAGAAGCAAAAGCAAGACGAGGGCGTACAGAATGCATTTGGTATGAACTTTGCATTCAGTATGTCGGCAGTCAAGCAGGCAGACGCCAAGCCGATGCAGAGCCTGGTTGAACAGATCAAGGCGAAAGCAGAAGCGGAGGCAGCCAAGGCGGCAGAACCAGCCGAGGAAACGACGACTGAACCTGAAACGAAAACTGACGAACCAGCGGCACCGGAAGCCGCGCCAGAGGCAGAGCCTACTGACGAAGCTGAGCAATCAGAGCCGGATGAACCAACTGATAACAATCCTGAGGAGGATACGGAAATGGAACCGAAAGACATTGCAAAGATGCAAGTTAAAGAACCAGCTGATCCAGCAGCTGTCGACAAAGGCACTGTCGTAAATTACCTGGACACACCACAGGCATTAGAAGACTTTGCTGATGTATTGGTAGCACAGGCAGGTGCTGGTGCGGCCGCTGTTCGTGAAGCGTGGATGAACAAGCTTGAGGCTAACGGCGTACAGATGGCTGTTACTGGTGCTGACAAATTATTCCCAGCCCCAGTTGTTGAGGCGGTCGAGAGTGCGTTTAAGGCTGGCGGCCCAATTTGGAACCTAGTCGATAAAACTGGACTTGACGCCTACAACACCGCTTGGGACACCAATACTGACGGTGCATTGGGACACCAGGCTGGTAAAGACAAGAAAGAGGCTACGATTGCTATCGAAAACCGTGTGCTTGAGGGCCAGTACATCTACAAGTACCTCACCCTTGACAAGGAGACTATCCGCAAGAACAAGAGCACTGGCTCGCTGTTGCGCTACGTATTGCAGGAATTGCCAAAGCGGATTATTGCAAGTGTTGAGCGTGCGATTGTTATCGGCGATGGATTAGACGACAGCAGCGATGACAAGATTAAATCGTTTGTGTCTGTCAAGGCTGACGCTAAGTCTGGCAACGTGTTTGCTAAAACCTACACACCGAAAGCCAAAGAAAGCCGTCGTACTTCAATTCTGAATGCGATGGACTTGATTGAAGCCGAGGGTGATGTCTATATCGTCGCAAAACGCGGCTACATCACTTCATTGAAAGATGAACGTGGCAGCGATGGTCACATGCTGTATACGCCAGGCGTTAATATCCTAGAGGATTTGGAATTGGCTGGTAAAATCACACCACAGTGGTTTAACGATACCAATGACGCTGACAACGATGCGTATCTGATTGTTCTCAATCGCTACAAGGTGGTTGGCGATCAGTCAATTGAGAGCTACACCAACTTTGCGTTGAAGCAGAATAAGCATGAATACTTGCAGGAAATCTTTGCAGGTGGCGGCTTGAGCGGCATCGCGACAGCAGTGGCTATTAAACATGTAGCCTAACAGAGAGGGGTGTAAGAGATGGCAGCATTGGTAACTAAAGAAGATATCGAGGGCGTACTTTTACGCCCCCTTTCTGATACCGAGAATAAGTACTTTGAGCAGTTATTGCAGCAGGTGACGGAGACATTGGAAACGCTGCTGGACGTCAAAATGCAGGTCGAGGCAAATACGCCGCGTCGATATGAGACAACTTGCGGCTCACGTTTTCTAATTGTCGATCCGTTCACTAGCCTATTGCCAGAGGTGATAACAGACAGCGGTATGCCGCTGGTGGTCAAGTCAGTGAGTCAAGGCGACGAACTGAACGCCAGCTGGTTCAATATCATCGAGATGGTTGATCCGCTATCAGCTGATCACTACACCGTCAAGGCGGCGTGGGGATATGGAACGCCGTTGCCACATGGCTTGAAAATCCTCATAGCAAGGCTATTTGACACGCTGTCAATAGCTAATCAAGGTAGTTTTTACAACAACGTAAAATCTGAAACAGTGCTGAGTCATTCAGTAACGTACGACAACACCAAGCAGGTTATCGATCAGTTTGCTGAGGCAAACGTTGATCTACTGGCAAAGTTCGTAAAGCCAAGCAGCAGTTGTGTGGTGTCTGGCTACACTGATACGCCGCTGAGTCAGCGTGGAGTCCATCGCTATGATATTCCGCGATAGCATCACGCTGGTTGCACCTGTCAACGGCACATACCGCCAAACTGGCGGCGAGCGACACAGCGTGAAGTGTGTTGTCGAGCAGACAAGTGGCTTGACCCGCGGTGGTAGCTACGATGCTATGACGGGCGATGCTAGAGCGTATCTGGACGGACGGGACAGCTGGCTATCATCAACTGGCTATTCAATCGAGGGATATTTTGCAGAGGTGACGCTATTTGGCGTTAAGCGAGTGTATCGCGTTGCTAACGTGGCGGTTGGTAGAGCGGTCGTCACCAGCGGCACGGTGCAGCACGTCGAGATTGAGCTAGCAAGGCTCGACAGAGAGGTGTGATCATGCCGGTAATCGACAATACAGTAGCTGTTAAACGATTCTTTCAGAACCAGGCAGCGACAGGATTGAACGCCATGGCAAATCACACTCTGACGGTAGCCAACCTCACTGCACCATTCAGACGTAGAGGATCGCTCAAGTCCCGCAATGTCGAGGTACGGCGAATCGGCAGAGATGCTATCAGATTGACATGGAAGCCAGTCTATTCGCAGTACCAAAACCGCGGCAGGCGTGCGAATGGCACCCATGTGGTGCGTAAGTATACCACGGCCGGCACTGGCAAGGGTTTCGTTGACGAGGGCGTGAGAAGCACCATGAAAGATTACAAGAGGTTTTTTAGATGAATGTAGCATTGGAGATCGCAAAAGCAGTGGCCACTGTCACCGGCGGGAAGCTTGGCAAAGACGTGTTTGTCGGGCGACTGCCGGCAAGCAATAGTCAAGACGGTATGGTGGCGGTTGCAGCTAGCGGCGGTGAATACGACGGCGGCAGCTTGGGCAACACTAAACTAACTACCGAGCTAACGATCACCGTAGTGAAAGCTGATGCGGCCGAGCTGTACGAGCTTGACAGCAAGCTGAGAACGGCATTGATGCAATTGCCATACACTGACGCGAGATTTATTCGTGTGAGCGTATTTCCGATGCAAGACAGCGCCTACGAAGCCTCTGAACTACGGATGGGGGTATGGAGCGCCCAATCTGTAACATTAGTTTTGAAAGATTAAAGTAAAGGAGAAAAAGCAATGGCAATTGAATATTCTGGGCTGACACACGATTTGTATTTTGGTACAAAAGACGGCAAGAATTTTAAGAAACTTCTGGGCGTACACGATCTCGAACCAGACAATGACAAAGACGATGTGACGCGCGATTTTATAGATGGCACAAGCCTAAAGGTAATTAAGAAGTTTACTTCGAGCATGAAATTCAAGGTTACTGATATTGGACAAGAAAATTTGAAGAATATCGTACCAGGTCATGTTTATGATAGTGGTGAAAAAATCGACAACGTAGAGGGTGTTACTGTCGGCACGAACGGTGCAGTCCAGGTCGGGCTGAAAAAAGGCTCGTCAACGCAGGTGCCTGGCACTTTGAAACTGGCACCAAAATTGGCATCGCAGACAAAGCACACCATTTATGTTTTGGATGCGGATGCAACGTTAACGGATTGGTCGATTGAGGACGGTCTGACTGAGTACGAAATTACTGTAAGCGGAACGTTCATTGAGGGCGACCTGACATTTGCGTAACAGGAGTGACACGGTGCTAAAAACACCGTGTCAATAGGTAATTTAACAAAAAGTAATGTAGTTTTTACAACTATGAAATGGAGGATGAGATGGCGTTTAAGTTTAATAAAACTCAAAGCCAGACTAATGCGCCGCGTGTTGTCATGGCACTTGAAATGAGCGACAACGGCAACGTGAGCACCTTGAAATACGTCGTTCCGCGTCTAAGCCGTACAAAAGTGGTTGCAGCTCAATATGATGCTAGGCGTAGCGTCAAGGGTGTGGGCAGTGCACAGCTACAGGCGATTGTTTCTAATTCGCTAAGTGGCGAGCTGCTTTCTAGTCTAGAACCAATTGATGGTGCGCCAGAAGTAGATAAACTCGTCGAGTTAATCGGAGATGAAAATCTCGAAGCATTCATGACAGAGCTATTCAGGCTCGCGACTGAGGATTACGCAACATTGCGCGCCGAGGGGGTCGAGGTATTGCAGTAATGGAAGACCACGAGCAGCAGTATGATCCAGAAAAGCTAGCCTTGCTGATTGAAAAACAGACCAAGGATATTTTGAAAAATCAGAAAATCACCGCTGCTGCTCTAGTTTACTATTATCAAATACCGTTTGCCGAGGCGGTAGAGATGCCATACGGAGACTCTGAATTATTAGTCAAAGCAGCTCGTGTATTCAAGGCACAAGAGGCGTTACAACAAATGGCAGTAATTACCGCTGCGCTGAGCGGTAAAAAGGCTAACAAGCTGATTAGTTTATTGGAGAAACAGGCAAAATGGTAGGTTTATTTGGCAGATTCAAGGTATTTTTCCAGACGAGACTCAAAATCGTCAATATTTTCAATATCGGAAATGACAAGCGAACCACCAATGATTTTTTCGCCAATCGTCGTAATCCCGATGGTATTGCCATTTCGCACAAAGCCCTCTATCGTTCGATAATTGATTGTACGAGTGAGCCTGCCGTTTCTGAACTTGATGGCGGTATCTGTCAGCTCAAAAGAAACGTTGCGGTATTTTCTATAGGCGAGCCAAGCGGTTACACCAAATGTAATCATGTGCAGCCAAAACCAAAAAACCAGCTTTTTTATGAGCCACTTTTTAGACAGATGATATTGTTTATTCATTTAAGAGTCCCTTTCGTCTTATACCACAATCATAGCATAGACAGGGTAATAACGTCATGAACCAAGGCGAGATTATTATCACATATCGTGTTGATTCGAGTGGTGCAATCACTGCCATGAGCAATGTCCAAAAAAAGATGCACGAGAGCGAGAGAAATCTCAACTCGACTCAATCAAAATATGGCAAGTTTTTTGACAGGCTAAATCAGGGCTTTGGTGGCGTTGCTAATACGATAAAAAAATTTGGTATCGTCGCTGCCGGTGTTATCGGTGGCGGTACATTTGGTGCAAAACAGTTTATCGACCTCGCCAGTGGCTTGCAAACAACACAAGCGCAGATGGCGTCGCTCACTGGGTCAACCGAGGCGGCCAACAAGGTTTTTGGTCAACTGTACAATCAGGTACTTGGTAAGCCAATCGCTTTTCCCGACGCCTCAAAAGCAGCTTCTACATTATTAGGCTATGGGCGCACGGCACAGCAGGTTATACCAGACATGGACACTCTGGGTAGGCTGTCTATCGTTTCTGGTGCAAATTTGCAGAATTTAGCACTGGTTTTTGGACAGGTTACGAGCCGTGGTGCGCTGTTTGGACAAGATGCTTTACAGCTGATCAACAATAATATCCCGTTGACTACCATCTTGGCCAAGAAGTTCGGTATTTCTATGGAAGAGGCTGCTGGAAGAATCAATGGTGGCAAAGTGAGTGCCGAGGAGTTTACTGCTGCCATGGCAGAATACGCACAGAGCCTAGACATCAGCAAATTCTCAAACACGTTTCAAAACAGGATGATTAGCTTGCAGGGCTCGATTCGGTCACTCGGTCTAGAGATTATTGGTGTACGGGTGGATTCTGAAAAGGGGCTGATAGTTGACCAAAACGGACTATTTGCCAGGTTTAGTGATGGCGTCACAAAACTTACTGCTTTTTTGAAAGAAAACAAGCAAACGATTGTCGGTTTTGCCAACTTCATCATAGACAATGCTGTGCCAGCCATTGCAGCGCTAGGCTCAGCGTTTGTAGCAATGAAAGTTGGTCAGTTTGCGACAACAATAGCAAAAAGTGCCATCGGTTTGCGAGGTTTCATCGGCGCTTTAAAGAATGGGCAGTCGACCATGGCGGCATTCAATGCGGTAGCTGGGCTAAATCCATTTACAATCATAGCCGTGGCAATTGCCGCAGTTGTCGGTGCACTGGTGTTTTTGCAGGTAAAGTTCAATATCTTTGGCCAAGCGTGGAACGCCATCACGGCAGTATGGGGTGCAGCAGTTGGCTGGTTCAGCGGAGTGTTCGGAGCTATTGGGCAGGTTGTTAGCGGGTTTGTTAGTGGTGTAGTCGGCTTTTTTAGTAGTATTTGGATAGGTATCACAACCGTATTTAATAACGTTGTAGCTTTCTTGCAGCAATGGGGGCTTACAATTTTGGCGGTGATATTTGCGCCAGTGGCGCTGATCATCGGGCTGTTCTTTACGTTTAAGGATCAAATATTTGCCGTGTTCCAAGCCGTCTGGGATTTCATCGTAGCGACGTTCACCCCAGTGGTGCAGTTCTTCGGCGGAATATTTACTGGCGCCTGGAATCTTATTGCGGGCGTATGGGGAGCGGCTGTCGGATGGTTCGGCAGCATATGGGGCGGTATAGTCGGCGTGTTTAGCGTCGTAGCTGGTTGGTTTGGTGGAGTATTCAGAGGAGCTTGGAATGCTATAGTTAGTGTATTTGGAGGATTAGCGGGCTGGTTCAGAGGTATCTGGAACGGTGTGGTTGGTATTTTTGGTAGCGTAGGTGTGTCTATAGGCAATGCTATCGGCGGGGCGTTCAGAGGTGCCATAAATGGTGTGCTAGGCTTTGTTTCTGGAATGATTAACGGATTTATCAACTCGATAAACTGGGCGACAGGTATTATCAACGCTATTCCTGGCGTCCATATTCCAAAAATACCGAACCTCAATATTCCGCAGCTCGCAGAGGGTGGTATCGCCACAAAAGCAACCCTAGCCATGATTGGTGAGGGTAGTGAGCCGGAGGCCGTTATCCCACTGAGTAAGCTGAGCCAGTTCTTGAAGAACTCTATGAACGAGAGAGGTACTGGCACATCATCTAGCGGCAATACACCTCAAATAAACCAAACCGTCAACCTCACCAACGGTATCGATATTGATCAGTATAACCGCAGCCTGGTGCAGCAGATGAGGAGGGGCTAGATATGAGAACATATGACGTACAGATCACTAATATGCGCACTAATGAGAGCGTGTTTCTGGCAGGCAGTAAACAAGGGCTATCACACCTAACACCGCCATTGAAAGGATTTGGCGATCCTGACGTTCGCAACAGCCAGTACGTGTTTTCTGGTGCCGATGGCGGTAGTGTAGATGAGCAGTTTTATGGCGTACGGCAAATACCGCTGAGTTTTTTCGTGGTAGTGGAGCACGACGGAAAACTTACCGAGATGCACGCTGAGATGGCAAAAATTGCCAGAACTATCAAGATTCGCGACAAGTTGCGAGTGCAGCTATTCACGCCAACTGGACGCGTTTACCAGACCATTACCAAGCTGACACAGCCTCTCGACCCAAAGATTGAATGGCCGCTCATTGCCGACTATGACATCGAACTGGTAGCGGGCGATCCGCGGATGTATGACTATACCGACGGCGCAGCACAGCGAATCACGCTAGAGCGTCCACGTGATGGTGGTTTATTGTGGAGCCCTACGGGATTGCTTTGGGAGCGTGACGGCTTGCACTGGGTGGCCGGCGGAGGGGTGAACCACGCCATCAACGACGGCAATACGTACGTCTGGCCGACAATAACGATTTCTGGCAAGGTAACCAACCCGACGATATCCAACCAGACAACTGGCGAGGTTCTGGCGCTGAATATCAGCACAACAGATAGCGACACAATCGTATTTGATACATACAATCGAGAGGTGACGCTGAACGGTGTGGGTATCGACAACAACCTCACTAGTAGCCAATACTGGCGTTTAGTGCCAGGGCTGAACGAACTGATCTTCAATACGTCAAACAGTACCGATACTGGCACGGCTATTATTGAGTGGTACAACGGCTACACGGGAGTGGCGTAATGGACGAGTACGTACCACCACGCTACACCATTGAGCTATGGCACCGCGGAAAGACCAAGGTGGCAGACATTACGAGGCTTTGCCAAGATATCGACTGGAGCATGACACGGAATGGTGTTGAGTCGCTAGATTTTAATATGTCGATGCCAGATTGGGAAGAGAAGTGTCGGCGGATCGGTGAGAACCCAAACACCATCTTGAAGCCATGGGTGAGTGATATTAGAGTCAAGCGTAACGGCGAGTATTTATTCGGTGCAGTGGTGGTAGAGGCGAACCGCAACCTGAACACCGACAACGCACGAGTACTGGTGCAATGCGACGGTTATTTGAATCTGATTGACGCACGGTATCTGAATGGTCGCTGGAAAGGGATTGAGGCCACTGACATTGCCTGGGGCGTCATTCAGGAGGTGCAGAATCGACCTAACGGAGATGTTGGCATTACCAGGGGCAGCAGGCAGTACCGCACCGGCGTACGACGTGACAGAATGGACGACTGGGAAGATATCAATGCCAAAGATGCGTTGGTGTCGCTAACCAATTTGCAAGATGGCAAGTTCGATTTTCGGTTCACCTACGACCGCAAGTTTGAGACGTTCCAAACACTCGGCAACGAACGGCCAGACGTGACAGTACACTATCCTGATGACGGGCTAGGTATTGGTGCTATTAGGATGGAGCTGCCGCAGTCTGGGGCAAACCTGTACAACAACATTATAGGCAAAGCCTCTGGCATGGGAGAAGAGACAATTCGCTACAGTGCTGAGGACGTACTGAGTCAACAGGAGTTTATCCTGCGCGAAAAAGTGCAGCTATACAATAGCATCAAAAACCTATCGACACTGGCAGGGCACTGCGAGGCTGATGTGGCGGTGATGAGCCGACTGGTCGACCTGCCGCGCGTCACAGTGCGTGGTACACAGTTTGATCTGAATAATATCGGAGTAGGCGATCGTATCGTAGTTGAGCAAAATAAGTATTCATCTTGTCCACTGAGCGGCTATTACCGAATCGAGCAGCTATCAGTAAAAGTCGACGAGAACATGAGCGAGGAAATAACTTTAACGCTGGACAATTACGACCTATGAGTGAGCGGTTGAATCTAGTGGAGGAGCGGCGTGCCATTGGCAGATTGCGGGCACTTCTGCGTGCCTCCGAGCAGATGAAAGCGGCACAGAGAACCAGTAATAAGTCTGGGATTATTTACTATGAGACGAAAAGCGCCCAAGAATACGACGCGATGATACCTGTCACATATGACCCTGTTTTTCTTGGTGGCAGAATAATCAAGATTGAGACGACATTTACCGCACGCAAACAACAGTGGCCGTATGTGCTGTTTTTGCCACAGTTTTATGTCGGCGACAACCCTGACACGCTGGCGGGTGCGCAGCCAGTCACCGGCAGTATTATTGATCAGAGTTCGCCAGATATTAACAAACTAGAGATACCAAGTCAGTTGGCGTTTAGCGCTATCGCCTCAATCGACAATCCGCCGCAGGGGCAAACAAAATACGTCTACGCCAAGTGTATTTTTCTGGGGACAGATAAGGGCTCATTCAGCATGAAAGCGAGCCTACTATGAATCGGCTAAGTATGCTGCCAGAGAATCAGCTGACGGACATTCTGACGTCGCTCGACCGTAATATCCGCGACCTCAAGACCGGCCAAGTGATGGCATCAAACGGGCTGGTGTTTTACGAGAGTGCCAGCAATGACGAGTGGGATTTTAATCAGGTAGCTAACGTGGTTGGCGGGCAGCAACAAGCCTCTGGCGTGCCATTTATCATCACGGCGACGGCAAAAAAGGATAAGACGTTCTTGTTGGCTGATTTGATTATTGACAAGATGTTGATAAACAGTGCAGCACCGACTCGTATCGACATAATACCAACATCGAGCGACGCGCGGCATGTTCGTAAGTGGTTTGCATACGCGTACGTGCGAAAGGGACTGAGCAGTGTGCTGGCACAGATGAAGTGTGCCGTGGTAGCAAATACCAACGTTGATTTAACCGTTGAAAGCAGGATGTTATGAGGATTAAAGACATAGATGGCGAGACAATAGCAAAGCTTATCACGCGATATGAGCGTGAGATTGTCGAGATGAAAGCCACGCAGCGTGTTGGTGCTGACGGTGTGCAGGTATTTCGCGTCAAGTTAGAAGCGGCGATCGACAAGCGTGACGCAACGTTTCTGAGGCGGTTCAAAATCGTATTTGCGCAGAAAGCCAGCACGTATCAGTCGGGTATGGTTTTTAAGCTGATGGTCGGTAGGCGCAGCAGCCACGGCTCGGGGCTAGAGGATGTCACTCGCTATTTCCAGCGCCGGCGAAGCAATGGCGGCGTGCAGACGTGGCTAAATATATCAGATTTCTTGGTCGACCTCGGCAGCAACACATTCAAAATCTACGCGTTCGCCACGTCTGACGGCGAGCTGAGGGTTGAATATGTCTAATCTGTAATGTGGTAAGTGAAAATGAACGATAAACGAGACAAGGAATCGATGAATCAAACACCCAAAACGGTGCGGGAATTGGGCATCATGATGACTGCACGCGACGATGTGCTAAATGAAAGGCTGAGTTCAATAAACGATAATGTGTCGCGGTTGGCGGAGTCGGTCAAACAGCTGGCTGAATCGAAAGCCGATGCCGAGGAATTGAAAGCCCTGATAGCCCGCGTAGAACTGATGCAAGGCAGCTATTTGTCCAAGAGTGAAGCTAAGATTGGTGCTGGCGTAATGACAGCAGTAATTACCGTGATTGGTTTTATGGTCGATTTAATTGTGAGAGTAGTGAATAAACCGTAATGATTAATTTAATAGGAGGTCAAAACCGATGAAAGGCATCGACATATCAAGCTGGCAGGCTGGCTTGGACGCCGGTAAAATCCCGGCAGATTTCGTAATAGTAAAGGCAACGGAGGGGACGAACTACGTCAACCCAAACTGCGACGAGCATTATCAGCAGGCGGCAGCAGCTGGCAAAAAGCTCGGTGTTTACCATTTTGCGAGAAACGGCAGCAATGACGCGATCGCTGAAGCTGACTTTTTCGTCGACAATATCCAAGGCTACATCAAGCACGCTATGCTAATTCTTGACTGGGAGGACGGCGGAAATGTTGGCAACGTAGCGTGGGCGCGCCGCTGGCTGGATCGAGTACAAGAGCGAACCGGCGTGAAGCCGCTCATCTACATGTCAGAGAGCGTGGTGAACAGCCACGACTGGAGCAGCGTCGCTGGCGCTGACTACGGCCTCTGGGTGGCGAAATACCGCGACATGGCCGTCGACTTCAACTATGATATGAGCCAGGCCGGCACGCCGCCAAGCGTGAAATACTGGTCAGGCTATGCAATGTGGCAGTGGACATCAAGCGGCCGACTTGACGGCTGGGGTGGCAACCTCGACTGCAACGAGTTCTATGGCGACGCTGAGGCGTGGGATAAATACGCAGGCGGAGCGCCAGCACCAGCTGGACACAGCGGGCAAATTGCCAACCCACAACCAGCACCAGAGCCGCAGCCGACATATACAGTTCAGCCAAACGATACGCTGAGCGAAATCGCCGCGAAGTACGGCACTGACTATCACTATCTGGCGGCCATCAACGGCATTCAAAATCCAAACCTGATTTATGCAGGCCAAGTGCTGCGAGTGCCAGGCGGAAGCGCGCCGGCCGAGCGAACCGTGACGGTTCAATGGGGCGACAATCTCAGCACGATAGCGACTGCTCACGGCACAGACTGGCAGACGCTGGCTCAAATCAACAATTTGCCGAACCCGGATCTAATCCACCCAGGCGACGTTTTGAGGCTGCCATAATGGAACCAGATCTGTCGAAAATCACGATCACAAAGTCGAGCCTGTACTTCCGCGAATGCAAGGCGTGCGGCTGCGTGACACTGCACGTCGGCAAGACTACACCGCAAATGCCAGCAGGCTCAACATATAATGACTGCTTGCAGTGCCTGGTGGACGCGCACAGCGTGCCAGGCTTGAGCAGGTGGCACGATCCGAAAACGGGCGAGCCGCTGAAAGATCCGCGAGGAGCTGTTATCCAGCGAACAGTGGACGCTAAAATTCAAAACACCGAAAACTGTCTAATTGGAAGCAGTTTCGCTTGATATCTGTCGGAGAGATGTAAACTAAAAAGCGTTTTACTTGACATCTGCAAACAACATGTAAAGTAAATGTAAACTTCAAGGAGGACTATAGTATGAAATCACTAGAAGCATTAAAGAATATCAACTACAAAGACGTAATCGTACGTGCGTTGTGGACATTTGTGCAGACGTTTATCGCAACGTTCTTGCTGGCAGGCGTAAACCTAGTAAATTTGTTATTTGCGGCAAGTTGGCGTGAGTTGTGGGCGCTAGCGCTAGCGACGACGCTGTCTGCGATTGCCGCTGGACTGTCGGCAGCCAAGACGATAATTGTTGAGTTAGTGCGTCAGATGCAGCAAGCTGTTGAGTAGTTCGGAATTACCGAACAACTGAAAACCGCCTCGAAAGCTCGGAGGCGGTTTTTGAACTGGAAAGAAATCCTTTATAGTTAGGCCGCACCAATTGCGATCCAGCTAAAGTAATATGAACCTCTCAACATAGCACCATCAAAGCGGCGACATCTCGCCGCAAACGATGAGTTTGTGATACTAACCGCCCCAATCGTCGCACCAGCCCAAGATGGATTTGGCGTGTCCGTCCACGGATCGTTGGCGTTACCGTAGCCGTTGTATGTACAAATAACAGTCGGCACCGTTCCGCTCTTAAATATCTTCGGAAATGCAATGGCTGTCGTAGCTTCTATCGTATCAGTTGGGGCTATTACTCTTGCCCGACCGTACTGAAAAATGACAGACTCAACGGGTTGGTTAGTGCTATCTCGCTTTGCCTAAATGAAATCTGACCATTTTAAGTGTCGTGGTAGGACTATACTATAATATAAATATGCTCTTGACGCTAAAACGAATCATTATTCGACTCTATAAAGAATATCGCTATATTTTCTACGGCAAATAACGTCAATATCTCCTAATCTGTACATTTATAATCAGGAGGATTCATATGGAAAACACTGAAAAAGTACAGAATTATAAGGGCGGCGAGATTCGCCGAACAGTTGACGGCTATTATATTTTCGTCAAAGGCGATGCACACAGCGGGCCGTACGTGAGTATTTCGGCAGCCAAAGGCACAGTCGACACCACCGAGGCTGAGGCTGAAAGTGAGCCAACAGAGCCAGAAACACCAGTAGCAGAGTCTGCCGACGAGGTTGTTGAGCCAGAAGTTGAAAATACCAATGATGAAGCTGAGGCCGAGACAGTCGACACCACCGAGGCTGAGGCTGAAAGTGCTGACGAAAAATAACTATGGCGCTAGGTTTTCCCAACAGCAACGGTGGCCGCACCACTGATAGCGCGCTATTCCACGCACTTGGCAATGCTTTTGTCGGCTCGTGGATTAGCGGCTTTAGAGTGCGTCAAGCCAGCCCTGTCGGCATGAATGTGTTGATTGGCGGAGAGAATGGCGTGCCTGATGACTTACTGGTGCGTGACGCTATGTCAGCGACATTCCCGGTGAGTAATTTAAGCACGCAGCCCGTTCAGGCGAGCGTTACTACGGCAAACAGCGCTAATCCGCGAATTGACGCGGTGGTGATCTACATCGACACAAACGTGGCCGCCTCACAGACTGTAGCCAACAACGAGAATCGCACAAAGGCCGTTGTCGTTCCAGGCACGCCAGCAACCAACCCAAGCGCACCAACGTCATCGCAGATCAAGGCGAAGATTGGTGCGTCTAATCCATATGAAGTCATCGCTGAGATACGCGTAAACGCTGGCACGACGACAATTCTAGACTCTGTCATCACTGATAGGCGCAATCCAGCCACGCTGGCTGACGGACGGATTAACAGGGCTGAAATGTTCAAAAACGGCGTGATTAGCTCTGACGCACTTGGCAATGATATAGTCCTACCACGACATCTCAACTCGCCATCTCTGTTAGCGTTCAGTGCTGACGGTGTCAGCCAGAGCGTTACTGGCAATATCTTAGTGCAAACTGGCTGGGTGCAATTCTGGGGAAATAGCACGAAAAGACAGCCAGTGCCTGTTGTTTTTCCAAAGCAATTCAAACAAGTCTTCTCAATGTCGCCGACTTTAATTGGTTATAAAACAGGTAATAAAGCTACCAGTATCAGCGAATTTAATCAAGTGATCGGCAGTGGCTTGAATATTGAATCTGGCGTTGTTACAAATACTGGTACGACGCTCAATGCTTCAACTACTGGCATATTTGGTGGGGCTTGGCATGGGATTTCGTGGGTAGCAGTTGGCGTCATCTAAGACTTCTTAACGTACTGAATTGTCACAAATGAGGTCTTATAACCAGATTGATCTGCGTACGTCTGGATATTGACGCTGCTATTATCAACGTAAACCGTCACTGTATAAGCTTGCTGGTCGGCAGCGTGCGGCAGGTTAATTGTCGCGCCAATACTGCCTTCCTTTGCAATGCCGCGAATATTGATGACCATGTCAAGATTTGTGATACCGTGCGGTTTCGTTGTTTTACCAGCAACTTTTAGTCCGCCCATCGCAAATGTCTTCTGGTAAATTGTGCGGCCGTCAATCCACTTCATGCCGGTGTCGACTTCTGACGTGCTGCGGTCGCCGCGGGCTGCTGGCGACAAGTGCCGTGGTAGGACTATACTGCGTAAGTCCGCCCAGGTTTTCCACAGGTACATCGTGAATACTCACAAAATAGTACATAAATTGCATGCAAAATGCTTGCATTATGCATGCATGTTTGCTATAATTAAGACAGTCAAGCGAGGCACATTAACAATCAGGAGCACACAATGATAGAACAAATCACAATCAAAGCTTTTATCGGAAGCGACAATAAGACTAAAAAACTTGAGGTCGACAAGATAATATCAATCGTAAACGCTAATCACGAAGCTTTCACTCTCGACTATCCAGTCATTGGATACTGGCGAGGTGAGGCAGAGGAGACAGCAGTACTCTATCTATCAGACGAACGTCAAAAGGTGATGAACACGCTCAGCGAATTAAAGGAGGTGTTAGACCAAGAGGCAATCGCCTACCAGATAGAGAATGATTTACAACTAATATAAAACTAAAGCCTCGCTTGGCTCTAGGGTGCTCTAAATAGAAAGGGGGCAGGAATGCCAAAGATAAATCGTATCACCAAGCAAAATGGTACTATCACTAAAACACAGGTGGATGCACCGACGCCAATCTACAACGTGCGGATCAAGCAAGAGGTGTATGAGCGGCTGGTTGTGCTAGCGGCAGAGAACGGCCGCAGTGTAACTGGCGAAATCAATCACCGGCTTGAGCAGTCGCTTGAAAAGTAGTATCATAGCTGGGCAGTTGTTGTGATTTGCAGCTGTCATTGTGGGGCACTCCGTTTTCGGGGTGCCTTTTCCCGTTGACAAAACAAATTCGGTTTGCTACAATTGACGGTGAACGTACAGGATTTTCAGCCCGCCCAGATGCAAATCAGGGTGGGCTGTCTGTATCTGGCCTCAAAAAATTGTTATCAATTTTAGAGGCTATTTTTGTTTGTCAAGAGCAAAAATGGCATTTTGAGGGTAAAAATGGGGAATATAACCATAGACGAGCGACGAGTTCAGAAAATGCAGCAGCGATTAGGCAAGGCGACAAAGCTAATTACCGATGATAATTACTTGCCGATGTTTAGAAATCGACAGATCAACTACGCGAGAGAGTTCGATTATTCGATTAAATTGGCGAAACGAAAACGCAACCCACGCAAGTACTTCGCGTTTATTTGGTCGAGTGCGAATCTAGCGAAGACGGTGGATTGGCTGCGCAAACTGATCGCACAGGCGAAGGCCAGGGCAGCAGAGGAGCGCCACAAGCAGAAAATGCGTGAGCAGGCAGCCTTACCGATCAACATTGACGGATTAGATAAGCTGGCGCAGATGAAGCGCAGCTACAACCTGATAACGTAACAATCACTGCTGACGTTTTGACGCCGCTCGCGTAGCGGCTTGTTTGCGTTTGCCTGTATGCAAATGTTATGCAATAATCCTAGATATATGCGAGTATTTGGGAGTTTTGCGTAATGAAAGCGGCCGTCTGGCCGTATTTTTTATTCAAATTAGCGCAAATCCGCCCGCCACCGCCCATTTTGATAACAGAATTATCAGAAAATTAAATGTGAGGGTTCTATATACAATTGAGCTTTTAAGGTTCGTTATAAGCAATTCTATATAGAACTGGTTTTTTAAGTGGAGTTAAAATATCATGACGAAAAATACAATTATGCCAATCGAGCGAGCTTTTGACGAATATCTGGAATACTGCGAGTTTACTAGACGAATGAGCCGCCAAACATTGAGTGCTAAACGCTGGGTGATGCGAGATTTCAGAGCTAGCGTGCCAGTCAGTAGCCTGAGCGAGATCACGACACAGCAGGTCAATGATTGGATAGCCGCTCAGGCACGACGCGGACTAAACAGTCGGACTATAAACACGCGAATTTGCCACGTGGTAGCAATGTTCCGCTATTTTAGAGATATGGGTGTGGAGATGCCAGAACTGAAAATCCGTCACATCGTCAAACAGAAAGAGACCGAGCCAATCCGCCGCGTTTTCTATACGAGAGAGCAAATTGAGCAGGTGTTGGGATATTGCAATCAGATTCAGTGGCTGTTAGTGAAGCTGTCGTTCGACTGCGGCTTGCGGATCACTGAGCTGCGGAACTTGAGACTAATGAATATCAGCGACAGGATGATTGTGTTTGTAGGCAAGGGCGGTAAGCGGCGTGAGGTACATATGAGCCGAGAAGCACGCGAACGACTAACACAGTGGATTGTTAGTCGACGTGTTGATGGCTATTTGTGGCAGAAACCGAACGGAACATTGCTCAGCGTAGAGGAGTTGCGGCATTTAATGCGGCAGCCGTTTTATTTGGCTGGATTTCGCAACTTTCACCCGCACGCTTTGCGACACTCATTTGCCACAGACATTCAGCGAAACGGGGCGACGCTCATGGAATCACAGGAGATGCTCGGTCATTCAAATGCGGTGATTACGCAGCGATATTTACATGGGCTGGATGGCCAGATGGCAGCATGCTTTGAAAGATTGAAGTTTGGCGGTGTAGCATAACAACAGGGATAATGGTGCGGAGTTTTCCACAGTTTCCGTGCCATTTTTGCCCATTTTATAACGCAAGCGTATTGACAGAACGCTTGCGTTTTGCTATACTGAGGACAGTTCAGATGAGCGGCGACCACCGCCATCAACGGCCTTTAACATCACTGGAAAAACAAGATTCATGGTTGAGCGGTTTGCTCTATCATGTAATATTTTTCAGTGATTTATATAAATCACGAAATATTCTTACATGATATAAACAGCGATTACCTCTGTTAGTCAAATCTATCAACCATGAATCGACTTCGCGTCGATTCTTTTTTATTTGACGTAAAAATGAGGCTAGAAATCCTGTACGTTCAGTTTTTGTAGCTTCATCAAACGTCAGAGGTATGTTTTGGCAAAAACGGAGAGTTGGCTAGCAATAATTAGCAACCACGTTCATTTTGTCAGGGTGTACAGGCGAAGATATCCAACCAGTATGAGAGTGACTGCGAGCACTCTCATACACTAAACGAAAGGAGCTGAAAAATGGCAGCAAAAAACAAACAGATCAAAAAAATCATCAGTTGGGTAGTCGGACTACCAGCCGCGATAATCGCAATCAGCGAGCCAACAGATCTGCGTTTTTGGTGGGTGCAGTTCGCAGCAATTGCGGTGCTAGCAGTCGTGCTATTTGCGAACGGTGCGTTCGACGAAGCTATACAAGAATTAAAATCGCGAAAGGAGATTTGGCGATGAAGATACACGTAAACGTGATGCCGTCACCAGTTCAGCTGGTGCCGGTACATAAGCGCGAGCCACTCGATAGAGTTATTGACAGACTGCGCGAGTTGGACGACCACGATTTCGACAAGTCGGTAAAAGTAGCGAAGTGGCTACGGATTTTTGATAAAGGTATGAAGTGGATTGAGGGAAAGTTTTATGGACGAAAATAGTTTGTTTGAGAAGTTAGAAAACCTAATCGATCCGACATTTCTCGACCGAGCTTTGGCGGGGGAGGCGTAAGTGGCAGACGCTTACTATAGCCGACCAGAGTGGTCATATTCGTCAATGAAGTTGATTCTCGACCACGGCATCGATTATGCAGTTGCCGCTAAACGTGGAGACCTGCCAGACCTAGACAGTAAAGCTATCGATCTTGGTCAGCTGGTCCATATGCTGGTGCTCGGCGGTGAAGACCAATTCGCTATCAGCCCATTTGAAAACTTCTACTCGAAAGAATCCAAGATGTGGCGCGATGAGCAGAAAGCCGCCGGCAAACACATTATCACTCTAGGCATGTTCAAGGCTGCTGATCAGATTTTGAAGAATATCGAGAACCACCCGTTGGCAAAGCAATACATTTTTACTAAAGGCGCAACCTTTGAGCACGAAATGTATGCTCGCACCGCCGACGGCGTAGATATGAAAGGTAAGGCTGATGTACTGATTCGCACTAATGAATCGGCCATGATAACCGACCTGAAAACTACCACAAAGTTCGACAAGTTTTTCAAAACTGCGCAGTCAATGCACTACGATTTGCAGTCAGCAGTTTACACGCTGGTGACTGCATCAAGCTTAGAGCTAGACCCGGCACTAGTCAAGTTTGCCTACTGTGTGGTTGAGTCCGTCGCACCATACCGCGTGCAATTCATGATTGCCGGCATCGACTTTGTTGAAGCCGGCGAACGCAAGCTGCGTACGTGTGTTGACGAAATCATAAAGTTTGGCGACAGCGAGCCGAATTTCCTCATTGAAGAAGTGAGGGAGCTGGGCGACTGGAGCCTGTAAAAGAAAGGAGAATATGAAAGTCTTTAATAGTTTAGATCCTGCCGAGAAGCCATCAATTCTGATGGTTGTGTATGGTGAGGGCGGTGTTGGTAAAACAACGTTTGCAGCCTCCGCCCCACGACCGATTATCGCTGACTGCGAAAACGGTAGTAAATACTTCGGACTTCGCGGCATCGCGGCCGACGTGGCGCTGATTGAAAAATGGGACGATATGCAGGAGTTTATGCAGATCGCACTCACCGACAACTACGATACGGTAATCATCGACCCGATTGGCGAGCTGATGGAGAAGCTGATCGCCTACATGCGAAATAGAGCCGACAGCAAATTGGTCCAGCGTGACGGCAACCCGACCATGGCTGGCTGGGGCTGGCTGAAGTCCACCATGCGAACGTTCTTGAAAACCATGCGTGATAGCGGTAAGCACATCGTTATCGTGGCTCACGTTCAGGAAAAAGACGATGACGGCCGCGTCATTAAACGCCCGATGGTAGCCACAAGGCTATCTGAGGAACTGGTCAACCTGGTGGACATCGTCGGTTACATGACGACGATAAATGACACCGAGACTGGCGACACTAAGCGCCTGATCATCGTTGATCCAGCCAGCGACAAGTACGTCGCCAAAGACCGCACTGGCCGACTAGGCCGCTACATCGAGCCAGATTTCACGAAAATCGTCGATGGAGTAAGAGGCGACGCTGAGTACGCGTGGATTGCACTGGCGCCGACATTGGTAAGCCGAGAGCAGATTGAAGCGGCTGCCAAACCAACCATTCCAAGCTCACGCGTCGAAATGACTGACGCTCGCCTTGGTAAATCTGAAACAGACAGGAAGTAAAGGAGGAATATGTCACAACTACAAGAATACGTCGATTCACAAGTCGCAACAATATCACCGTTCAAGGTGAAATCTCAAGAATTACTTGAGCAGGCCAAAGCTAAAGAGGTAACCGACGACACTACTGCCAAAGAAGCAGTTGCTATCCGCAAGCTGATCACCTCGCACCGCACTGAAGTCAAAAACGCACGGTTGGCGATCACTCGCAACTTTGACAGCGTCAAGTCGCAATTTATCGACGCTGAAAAGGATGTTCTGGCACCAGCTGAAGAGGCATTGGAGAACATCAGCCAGAAAATCCTCGCCTACCAGGAAGAGCAGGAGCGACTGGTGAGGGAAGAAGCGGCACGCGTTGACGCTATCTGCGCCAAGTTTGACACCAATGCTAAATCATTGCGTAGCCAGAAAGCGTGCGATGAGCGAGGTGCTGAGTTGAAGCAGGTATTCGCTGAGTTGCCTGAAGCTGATCAGAACCACGCTGAAATCAAGCTGGCATTCACCAAAGCCATCAACGAGTTGTTGACGCGTAAAGATGAATTGACGACCGCTGAACGCGACGAAGCTGAAGCAGCCAAGCTGGCAGCACAGCGTAAACGCGAACAGGAGATTGCCGAGGCTGAAGCAGCCAAAGCTGCTAAATCGCAGAAACCAGCCGTCAAGTCTGGCATTAAAACCAAGACAGTATTCACGGTCACTAATCCTGAGCTAGTGCCGCGCTATCTCTGCGAGCCGAGCGACAAACTAATCCGCGAAGCCATCGCCAACGGTCTACGTGAAATCCCAGGCGTTGAAATCCGCGAGGAAAAGAGTTTCTAAATATGGCAGCAATCAACACAGTAACTCTAATCGGTCGTGTTGTCCGAGATATCGAAGTCAAAACGACGAATAGCGGCAAGTCCGTAGCCTCATTCGCACTAGCGGTTGATGGCTACGGCAAAGATGCCGACGCAAGCTTTATCGATTGTGTGGCTTGGAATAAGGCAGCTGAACTGCTGGCAGAATATGCACCGAAAGGCAAGCAGATTGGCATAACTGGCAGATTGCAAACCAGAATCTGGGAGAAGGACGACATCAAACGTAAAGCGACCGAAGTCATCATCGATCAGTTCCAGCTTTTGAGCGACGCTAAGGGTGGCAGTAATACCGCACCAGCCACGGAGCGATATGCCGAAGATGATGCTAAAGCGGCAAATACAACGACTAATCAAGCAGCGAAAGCAACCGAGGATATCGAACTCGACGCGCCGATTGATTTGAGCGAAATACCATTTTAATAAGTGAAAGGAGAGCCATGGCAGGAACGGAAGCGGGCGGTAAGAAAGCCGCCGCGACAATTCTCGCGAAAAACCCAAACTTCTACCGTGAAATCGGCAGAAAGGGTGGATCGAGATCAAGAGGCAGTAAAACAGGCTTTGCACTCAATCGGGAAGCAGCTCGTATTTGCGGCCGAATCAGCAAGCGTAGACCTAAACAAGACACTGAGCTGGCTGAATTTGAAAAAACCGCACCGTACGGCAGATGTAGTATGTGCAATTTGGCACTCGTTAAATCTGACGCAGAGCGAAAAGACTATCCAGACATGCACGAAAACTGTATGTATGAGAGGTTTGGAGATTGAGAAGTCGTGACTAAAAAAGCATTTCGCAAAAAGCAGCGCCGCAAACGCAAGAAACTGGAGGATACATAATGTCTCTGATGAATTGCGCATTCACGGTTCGCTGGAGCGACGAGAAAAACAAACCGCACGCGAAAACCTACGCTACCGAATCTGATGCCAAGCGAGCCAAGAAATGGCTGCTGGAGCACGGCGTTCGGAGCGTAGACATCGCGGTCAAGATAAATAATAAGCCAGTTGGTAGTTTGGAAGATGGTGACAAGCCGTCTGAGACTGACGCTGAGCAGAAAGGATTTTGGTGGGAGAAGTGAGCAGTATCGTTTCGCTAACCAAGCAGCAGATCGCTGTATATAAAATGGCGCAGAAGCCAACGCCGCAGAATAAGGTTTTGGAGAATGTCAGACTGGAGGTTGTCGAGCAAGAGAAGGGCATATATAAAGCCACACTCATCGCCACAGACGGCTATAAGCTGATCCGCCGCGAAGTTGACGCCGAGCCTGGTGCGAAAGCCTGCTCAATGAATATCCCGCAGAGTGTGCTCGTTGCCGCTGATAAAGTCATGAAGACTGACTTTGACCGAGCGTATGTTCATGACGGCAAAATTATTGTTCGCACAAATCCGTACGGTGAAATGGTGCCGATCGATGAGAGTTTTCCGATCAAGGCTGAGATTCCGTTTCAAGAGCAAACCGAGCTGCGTTTCCCGGAGACACGCCCATTTGTTGAGCAAAAAAGTTCAGAGGCGTTCCCTGTAAAGTCGGTCGTAGTTAATCCTAAATTGCTTATTGAGGCACTGCGACAATTCAAGCAGAGCGACGGCATGATGGGCGGCGTTACGATCCACGTCGGCAAGCATGACGAGCCGATTTTGATAAAGTCCTCGCCAGATTATGCATGGGACGGCAACGAGATCGTGGCTGGTGTTGCACCGATAAAATCTGACGACGCATAAACGCTATTTACTAATGACCTACCATACGTCAATAAACTGGGCGAACATTAAAAATTCAACCGCATAACTGGGTAGGTGACCTCCACATATCGTCTACTCAACTGGACAGATGATATGCACACTCCTTATCCGCCGTACGCCATCCCACCCCGGCGTGTCAGGCAAAAATCGTGAAACGTTGTGAGTCGGCTCATACAACCGCAGTGCAACGTGTGTCGTCTGTTCAGCTGGCAACATCAACCAAATTAACAAAATATGTTAATGCTATACAAATGGTGTTGTCAACTGGCTATATAAGTGGCGGAATAGATAGACGCTCATAAGCAGCAGGTTAAGAGTTGTTGGATAGCCAGCTCTAAGAAACCAAAAGTGCCGTATGAAAAATAGCGCAGCTGCTCGGAAATTGTGATGTGACTTTACGAAACCTAATTTCCTCACATTCGAGGAAATTAAAACTCGGCAAATCATCACCTTATATAGCCAACCAGTTATGCGGTTGAAATCACCAACTACAAATAAGCGAGAATAAAATAACAGAGGTGAGAATGATGGAATACAATAAACGATCAACCAAAAGACTTCGCTACTGGTTAGTTCAGCAAAAGAAAATGATTTACGACAAGGCAAGAGCAGGAGAAAGTATATGTTAACTAGCCAGGAAGAGGTTGCAGAATACGTCAAAAATAATATTGATTCGTGCTTGGCAAGTATTAATGTAGAGCTCGATTCAGTCACGAGAAAAAATATGAACGGAACCCTACAGATAATATCGCGAATAGCAGTGACGATAGATGTGGACTATTGGGATTTTGTCGACTATACGGCCAAGAAGAGGCTAGAAAAGGAGGCACAATGACCGGCTCAAAACAGCCAGGCGACCCTCGCCCACTATCGTGCAACGATGGACACGATCTGTGCTATTGCGCTGGCCGTCCAGAGTGCCACAACTGCGGCCAGCCGCTATGGGACGACTACGTTAAAGAACCGCTAGACCACAGCGACTACAACTACAACCACGCAGCATGCTGCGACCTAGCTTTAAGCCATTTTACCTACGACGACTGGGAAATAGGTGACGACGACAAGTTGCGGATGCACGATTATGTTTTGGTTGTCTATAAAGATACGGAAACTGGCAACAAAATTAACATCGTCTGCCAGATTGTAGAAATGTGTGGCGTGGGACTACCGGCGCTTAGAGCCTTAGAGACTGGCGATAGGACAAGCATCATGGGGGCATATATTACAAATTGTCGCCTGGTGCGAATTAAGAAGCCGGAGGAGAAACAATCATGACCATAATAATCGCAATAATTTTCGCAATCGTAATACTAACAGTCCTAATCGTGCCAGCAATCGAGGACGAGATCGAGTATCGAGAGTGGCTAGATGAATCTAAAAAGAGGAGGAAGTAATGGGTGAAATCGAACTTAAAGAGTCGGCATTTCGGCAGTCTTTTGATGGGCTTGCTATCGGTGACAAAGTGTATTTTGCCTATCGAGACGAAAGAAAAAGTAATCCCGACAGATATGGACTTGGCGTTGTTGTTGCTGGCGGAGTAACCGAGGAGCAACATACTACGCGCCTACTTGATGGACTCTTCGTAATATTCAAAATCCGAAAAGTCACCAAGGTGCTGGTTGAAATGAAAGATGGCGAGAACACTGAACGCTTTTTGAGGAAGCCGAGTGAGTGTTTCAAGGCAGTTGATAGGGGTAGTAGTAATGCCTAATCTCGCAGATATAGATAATCCAACCGAGGATCAAGAGCAAGAAGCATTTGTGCAGTGGCTGCGGCTGAAAGGTTATCCACATTTTCGCGTGCCGAATGAAACATACACTCGAAGCTGGAGTCAGAAAGCCAAAAACAAGAAGCTTGGCGTGAGTTCTGGGGTGCCTGATTTATTTGTGGCAGTGCCCTTTCCGCCTCCACATCTAATCATCGCCCATAAAGACCGTGACGATGAGGTTCGGAATAAAACCCTCGTCGCCATCTAAATGAAACGCAAAAAAGGAGGTACAACATCAGCAAATCAGAAGAAGTGGATTAAAACACTCAATGAGGCTGGCATTCAGACCGTTGTTTGCAAAGGTTGTGATGCGGCGATTGAGTTTATCGAATCAATAACTAAATAGGAGACTAAAATGTCCAAAGTCAAAATTGAAATTAAATCATGGTTCAGCGGAGATGTATTGTTTGAGTACGAATCAGACAACGCCACGATGAAAAAAGCAGTTGAAGCAGCCATTGATGGCAACGCTGACCTGAGGGACGCTGACCTGAGTGGCGCTGACCTGAGTGGCGCTGACCTGAGTGGCGCTGACCTGAGGGACGCTGACCTGAGGGACGCTGACCTG